AAACATGATTAAGAATCTCTCTGACGTTACAGAGAAGTTGATGATCCTTCAGAAACAACAAAAAGAATTGAACCCACAAGCAGCTGAAGCAAAGACTACCAATATCAATGTAGATAAGGCGGTGTTCGTTGGTAGCACTACTGATCTTTTGAAGCAAATAAAGAATGAATCTGCCAAATAAAATCAAGAACTATCTTGGCAATCCACGCCTCAAGCGCGTCAATATGTCGATGCAACTTACGGAAGATCAAGTCCGTGAGTATGTCAAGTGCGCAGAAGATCCAGTTTATTTTATTGAGAACTATGTCAAGGTCGTCATGCTTGATAAAGGTTTCGTGCAGATCAACCTTTATCCATTCCAAAAAGATGCCATTGAAAAGTTCAATAAAAATCGCCGCATCATTGTAAAAGCAGGTCGTCAGGTCGGCAAGACCACGATGGTTGTCGGTTATATTCTTTGGTATGTGCTATTCAATACAGACAAGTCAGTTGCGATTCTTGCTAACAAAGCAGCCACTGCTCGTGAAATTCTCAGCCGCATCAAACTTGCATATGAAGCATTGCCGCATTGGATTCAGCAAGGCGTAAAGACTTGGAACAAGGGTGACATTGAGTTAGAAAACGGATGCCGCATTCTAGCAAACTCAACCGCATCAAGCGCGATTCGTGGTTTCTCCATCTCGCTTCTGTACCTTGACGAATTTGCATTCGTTCCGACAAATATCGCTGATGAATTCTTCACTTCGGTTTATCCAACCATTTCTTCTGGTACTGAATCCAAGATTCTAATTTCCTCGACGCCAAATGGCATGAACCACTTTTACAAAATGTGGAACGATGCGGTTGAGGATAATAACGGATTCACTCACATCTCGGCGAACTGGCGCGAAGTCCCTGGACGCGATCAGAAGTGGGCTGACGAGCAGTTCCGTGTTCTTGGTGAACAGAAGTTCATGCAGGAAATGGAATGTGAGTTCCTTGGTTCATCGGGAACATTGATCAGTGCGATTGCTCTTCGTTCGATGTCGTTTTCTAAACCAATTGCAAACACAGGAATCGAAAATCTAAAGATTTACGACGAAGTAAAACCAAACCATTTTTACTTCATGGTCGTCGATACTTCTCGAGGAAAAGGTCTGGACTATTCAGCCTTCACCGTCATCGACGCAACTGCTTTGCCCTACAAAGTCGTAGCGACTTATAAGGATAATGAAATCAGCCCACTAGTCTATCCTGCGATTTTACGGCAGGTCGGTGTATACTATAACAATGCATATCAATTAGTTGAAACAAATGATAATGGACAACAGATTGTAGATACGCTTTTTGAGGACTATGAGTATGAGAATATCCTCTCTACGGTTGAACATGGTAAATCGAAACTAAACAAAAAACTCTTGGTCAACTTTGGCTACGGTCAAAAGAGCGGTCGAGGTGTGAAAACGACCAAATCAGTCAAACGACTCGGTTGTTCGATTCTCAAAAACCTAATCGAACGCCAACAATTGATCATTACGGACTATGATATCATCTCCGAACTATCGACTTTCGTCTCAAATGGCGTGACATATGAAGCCGAAGAAGGTAGTCACGACGATCTTGTGATGTGTTTGGTGCTATTTGGATGGCTTACAAGTCAGAAGTTCTTTACAGATATGACCGACGTAAACATCCGCCAACGATTGAACGAAGAACAGTTGAAAATGATCGAAGAAGAATCTATCGGCGATGCAATTTTAGCAGGTCACATCGATGTAGATAATCGAACTAATTCATTTGTTGAAGATGGGGCAGTTTGGACATCTGTAGAACGCTAAAAACCCCAAAATACTAAATATACCGTAGATTTCTTATCCTCCAAAACAGGAGCAAAAACATGGCTTTTCAAGTATCTCCAGGCGTGAATGTATCTGAAATTGATGCAACAACAGTTGTTCCTTCAGTTTCCACATCCTCTGGCGCGGTCGCTGGCGCGTTTCAGTGGGGTCCAATCGACGTTGCTCGTCTCGTCGGTTCAGAAAACGAATTAGTACAAGTATTTGGTAAACCTGACACCAATACATATCTAACCTTCTTTACTGCAGCAAACTTCCTATCATATAGCAATAGTTTGTTTGTTTCTCGTGCAGACGCTGCAACATTGAACACTGCAGTTGCTCTAAACGTCGCTTCTTGGGCAGGCAACACGAAGATTCGCAACGAAGATCATTATCTTGCAAGTTTCGGTACTGCTTCAAATAGCAATATCTGTTTCGCTGCTCGTTATCCTGGATCGTTTGGTAACGCTTTGAAAATTGCATTCTGCGGCAACACAAACGCTGCATCATTTGCTGCCTGGACTTATGCTCCATACTTCGATCGTGCTCCTGGAACTTCGACGTATGTTTCTAACTCATTCGGTAACTCTACTGCAAACGATGAAATGCATATCGCAGTCATCGACGCAACTGGTGCAATCACTGGTACGCCAAATACTGTTATCGAACGTTTCGGAAACGTCTCAAAAGCATCAAATGCGAAAGACGAATCAGGAAATAGCATATACTACAAAGATGTGATCTATAATAAGTCACGTTGGGTGTATGTCATGGGTCAGAATAATGCAACTTGGGGCACAGCTGCTAATGCAACATATGCATATGCTGGTGAAACAAGTAACGGTATTCAGTTTGTACAAGGTACTGACGCAACGCCATCTGATGGTAACGTCATGACTGCATATGCTCAGTTTGCTGCTACAGAAAATGTTGACATCAGCTTTGTAATGACTGGTGCACACTCTGAAACAGTTGCTGCAAATACGATTGCCCTTGCTGGCGGTCGTCGCGATTGCATCACCTTCGTTTCACCTTCACTAGCAAACTGCCAAGCTGCTGATCCAACAAGCGCAATTGTTAACTATCGTAACAATTCTCTTGCAAATGTATCCAACTCATTCGCAGTAATGGATAGCAACTGGAAGTATCAATACGATCGTTACAACGACACCTATCGCTGGGTTCCATGTAATGGCGATACTGCTGGTCTCTGCGCTCGTACTGACCAAGATCGCGATCCATGGTTCTCACCAGCTGGATTCAATCGCGGTCAGTTGAAGAATGTGATCAGAGTTGCATTCAATCCTGGTCAAACACAACGCGATACGCTATACAAGGCTGGCGTCAATCCAATCGTTTCGTTCCAAGGAGAAGGTACTGTTCTCTTCGGCGACAAGACGCTATTGAGCAAGCCAAGTGCCTTCGATCGTATCAATGTACGTCGCTTGTTTATCGTTCTTGAAAAGGCAATTTCTCGTGCTGCAAAGGCGCAATTGTTCGAATTCAACGACGAATTTACAAGAGCACAGTTTGTAAATCTAGTTGAGCCATTCCTACGTCTAGTTCAAGGTCGTCGCGGTATCTATGACTTCCGTGTTGTTTGTGACGAAACAAACAATACTCCAGAAGTTATCGATCGCAACGAGTTTATTGGCGACATCTATATCAAACCAGCCAAATCAATCAACTTTATCCAGTTGAACTTTGTTGCTGTTCGTAGCGGTGTCTCCTTCGACGAAATCGTTGGTCGCTTCTAATAAATAACAGTATAGGCTCAGGAGATATAACCAATGCCATTTAATGTAAATCAATTTCGTACACAGCTACAAGGTGATGGCGCACGTCCTAATCTGTTTGAAGTTCGACTAAACTTTCCAGGTTATGTGACTGCAAGATCAACTGCAGCGTTGAAATCTACCTTCATGGTGAAAACTGCGCAATTGCCTGGTTCAACAATTGGTAGCGTGCCAGTTAACTACTTCGGTCGTGAAGTTAAGGTTGCTGGAAATCGTACCTTTGCTGACTGGACAGTAACCATTATCAATGACGAAGATTTTGTTCTTCGTAATGCAATGGAAAACTGGTTGCGCGGAATCAACGACAACGTAACAAACTTGCGTAGAGCACTTACGACTCAACAGTATACTTCTGATGCAGTTGTAAATCAATACGGTAAAGGCGGCAAGATTTTGAAGTCTTACAAGTTTGTTGGTATGTTCCCAGTTGACGTCACACCAATCGACCTAGATTGGGGTTCAAACGACGCAATTGAAGAATATTCAGTGACCTTCCAGTACCAATACTGGGAAACAACTGATCGTGAAGTTTCTGCGATCGGTGGTATCGCAGGTCTTCTCAACGTCTAATGCGTATGATGGGGGGAGGCAAACCCTCCCCCCTTTCTTTATGATGGAGCATTCATGGCTATAAATCTATTCGGTTTTGAAATCTTACGCAAAAAGCCTGAAGGGGAAACGCAACTTCAGCCGCAAATTGCTGCACCCGTCAATGACGACGGTGCAATTACCGTCACTTCTGGCGGATATTTCGGAACATATCTTGATCTAGAAGCAAGTTATAAAAACGAAAATGATCTTATTTCTCGTTATCGTGAAATGGCGATGCAACCAGAATTGGAATCTGCCATTGACGATATTGTAAACGAATCCGTTGTTCACGATGTCACAGGTAAGTCTGTGACGATTATGCTCGATGATCTTGAGCAACCAGACAATATCAAGGACATGATTCGCGATGAATTCGAAAATGTTCTTCGCCTATTAAATTTCTCAAATGCTGGTCCAGACGTTTTCCGCAATTGGTACATTGACGGAAGATTGTACTATCAAGTTTTGATTGACGAAAAGCAACCAAAACTTGGCATCCGCGAATTACTTTATCTTGACCCACGCAAAATCCGCAAAGTTCGCAGCGTTGTAAAGAAACGCGATCCAAGAACTGGCGTTGACACTGTTGCTGGTGTACAAGAATTCTACGTTTATAACGAAAGAGCAATGAATCAGGGTCAGACGATTGTGACCTCACCAACTGATTCAGCAGTCAAGATTGCAACTGACGCAATCGTGAATGTAAACTCTGGCTTGATGGACCCAAAGAGAATGTTGGTTCTCTCATACCTTCACAAAGCCATCAAGCCACTTAATCAATTGCGCATGGTTGAAGATGCGATTGTTATCTATCGCTTGAGCCGTGCGCCAGAACGTCGTGTGTTCTACGTCGACGTCGGTAACATGCCTAAAGTCAAGTCGGAACAATATCTTCGTGATATGATGACAAAATTCCGCAACAAGGTTGTCTATGACTCAGCTACTGGCGAAGTGAAAGACGATCGTAAGTTCATGTCAATGATGGAAGACTTCTGGATTCCACGTCGCGGAGAAGGCAAGAATACCGAAATCACGACACTTCCAGCAGGTCAAAATCTTGGCGAATTGGCTGACGTCAATTACTTCGAGAAGAAGTTGTACAAGTCATTGAACGTCCCAGTTTCTCGCCTCGAACAAAACCAAGGATTCTCGCTTGGTCGTACGACAGAAATTACTCGTGACGAAATCAAGTTTAGCAAGTTTGTCGATAAACTCCGCGCTAAATTTAGTATTTTGTTTGATGAGTTGATGGAACGTCAGTTGGCTCTAAAGGGTATCTGCTCCGTCGACGAATGGAAAGAACTCAAGGAAAAGATTCACTACGACTTCTTGAAAGATAACAACTTCATGGAGTTGAAGGAATCCGAACTCATGGCAACTCGTCTACAACTCATGACGCAGATTGATCCATACGTCGGAACATACTTCTCTCGTGCATGGGTTAAGAAACACGTTCTACACTTCGACGAAGAAGGTATCGAACGTATGGATAAGGAATTAGAAGAAGAAGCTGCAGCACAAGAAGCAGCACAAAAAGAAATGGGAAATGCAATGGCTGCAGCGGGTGCAGGAATGCCACCACAGCAACCATTAGCCCAACCTCTCGCGCAACCATTAGCACCACCTGCAGCAGCAAATGGTGTTGATCAAGCGTTTCAGTCGCAATTTACTAAATAAAAATTGGAGATAATTATGGAAGATAATGGATTTACAGTGGATGCAGTAACGGCTGCAATCTCTGGTGATAAAGAAGGTTTTTTATCTGCTTTCAATAATGCAATTGCATCTAAAGTAACTGATGCATTGGAAGTAAAGAAAGTAGAAATCGCATCTAACTTACTAGGCGTACAAGATGAACTTCAAGCATCTCAGACAGAATTTGACGGAAGCGCAGATGTCACCGCAGACACCAGCGGAGAAGTCGCAACAGCAGAAGTCTGATAACGACCTAAAGAGTCGTGTGACTGCTGCTAAATCAGCATTGGGGATGAGAAACCTCAATGTTGCCGCTGCACTTGCAGGTCACAAAATGCTTGCTGCAGCTGCTGCAAAAAATCCAAAGATGCCAATGAATCAATTGTTGAACAAAGTTCCTGCAAATGCTCGTCAACACTATTTAAGTTTAACATCATCAATTCCATCAAATATGCTTGATCCAAATTTGCCAGCTAATCAATTCCGTAGCACGGTACAAAAATTGCGTCAAG